AAGCACGCACACCCATTGCCACTTTACTTAATTTTCTAGCCATCCACAAAGATTATATATTAGCCATTTATCTTGTTTTATATTTCATAAATGGCGTTCAGTTTCTCAACTGGATGTATATGAGTAACGCCAACATCCGCTCTTTTAATATTGAAGGCATTCGATACACACCCATAGCCGCATCCTTCGGAATCTTTCTTCCTATTTTGGGACTTATCATGCCTTACCAAGCTATGATTGAAATCTGGGTTGGTTCATTACGTTTGACCAACCATCCTAAAAGCAGGGCAATCGGCATTATCTCTGTTTGGTGGATTTCATTTTGGTTTGCTGGAATTAGCAACATGATAAGCGCAAGGTTCCTAGATTCTTATAATAAAGAATTATCTTCACAGAAATCTGAATTACAAAAAAATAACGAAAGTATAGAAAAACAAGGTGAAGAACTTAAAAAAAACACAAAAAAGATAGATGATCATGATAAAAGAATATTGGAAATGATGGGAATATTTTTATCCATATTTTCTGTAATAGGATTAGGGATAGTTGGGATATTGAATATTCAAGATAATTTACCAACAAATATTTTGTTAATAATGGGGAGCTTTTTAATCGTTATAACCTTGTTGTTCGCATTGATAAAATACAATTCCAAAAACAAATGTAAATTTTTTATTATTACAACAATAGGATTGGTTTTGCTAGGGATAGGGATAAGCTTATACAAACCTACTGATAAAAATTTGGAGAAAACGGAAATAAAAATAGAAAACCTTGAAAAAAGATTAGATTACGAAAAAAGAATAAATGAGTTAGAAAACAAGACCAAATAAAACTGGTCTTTTTTTGTGGGAAAATAATAAAAATTAGGAAGGAAAAAACAAATGAACGAAAAAGATATAGACAGAATATGTAATTTTTTATTATAAAAGTATTGAAAAAACAACGAAAATAAGGTATAATTAGGAGGTAATGTGAACATAAATAAAGAGCTTGAAGAAATAAAAATTTTTTTAAAAAGCAATAAAGTTGGATGTATTATTATCGAGAGAAAACCTAATGGAACAATAACGATACAGAAGACAGAAACATCGCAATATAAAAAAGAGTATGTGAATAATAAGGCAACCTAATTGTAGATGCTTCAAGACAATTGAATAAATTATAAATAGTTGAGTACATGAATATTAAGATGACCGTATTTATAAAGTTAAAGGAATTAAAAGTCCTTGATTTTATATATACGGTCTTTTTTTTGTTTAAAAAATTAAAAAGGAATTGAAATTATGATAGTCATGGCAATTATATTTTATTACTTAGTAATAGCATTAATATTAATAGTTACTGTAAATTGTTTAGGAATATGGCTGCGGAAATATATTGAGAAAAGGATTGATGAGAGCCTTACTCTTTTGGAAAAACTTGAGGATATAAATGATGAACTGGATACAAAGATAAATAATGTGAAGATTAAGATATATGACATGTATCTTGATAGATGTAAAGAGAGTTTGAGAAAGAAAAGAGAAATGGATAAAGAGATTAGGCAAACAAGGCAGAAGATAAAAGACAAAATATCAAAAAAATAAAAAAGGTACTTTGGAGAGATTTTTTTGCCCTGTGGGTCTGGCGAGTCCCGAAAAATATTTAGATACAAGTTTTTTTTAAGTTCATTTCCGTTCCGAAGGAGGTGTTTATGTTAGTAAAAGAAAATCAAATAATAAAAGTGACAGAATTAGCGAAATTACTGGGAATAACGGATAGACACCTTCGGAATTTGGCTAATGAAGGAATAATCAAAAAAACGGAAAAAGGCAAGTATTTATTTTTTGAGAGTGTTCGAGGATATATTGAGTATATAGAAACTAAAAATGAAGCAGATGTAGACTTGAAAGATGAAAAAATTAGGGAAGAAATAAAGAAAATAAAAAAAGATACGGAATTAAAAGATTTGAAAATCAAGGAATTGAAAAATCAATTGCATCCAGCGAGCATAATTGAGAAAGTGATGACAGATAGCCTTATGAATTTGAAAGGAAGATTGCTTTCTTTGTCTAATCGACTAGCCCCGCAATTAATTGCACTCGATAATTTAGGAGAAATTCAAGAAGTGATTCAGGATTCAATATTAGAAGCATTAGAAGAACTTAGCGAATATAATCCAGAGCTATTTAAAAACAAAAATTTTGTTGAAGATGATGACGAAGAGGAAGGTGTGGAAAAAGTTGAAAGACGTAAACGTGGTAGACCTAAAAAAAGCAAATGATTTATTTAGAAAAATATTCTCTGTTTTAAAACCTCCACCCAAACTAACAATAGATATGTGGGCAGATAGGTATAGAGTATTATCAACTAAAAGTTCGGCTGAACCTGGTAAATGGAGAACTGACCGAGTTCCTTTTCAAAGAGAAGTCATGAGAGCTATATCAAGTAAAAAAACAGAAAAGGTAGTAATGATGTATGGTGCTCAATTGTCAAAAACAGAACTTCTTATGAATACATTCGGGTACTATGCCGACTATGAACCATCTCCTATAATGTTTATGATGCCGACAAAGGATATGGCACAAGACTTTTCGACCACGAGGCTCAACGATATGATTCAATCAACACCACAATTAAAAAATAAAATTATTGAGAACGAAAATTCAAGAGATACAAAAAGACAAAAGGAATTTCCAGGTGGATATATTGTATTAATTGGAAGTAACTCGGCAGCAGAATTAGCAAGTAGACCAATTAGAGTTTTGCTCGCTGATGAGATAGATAGATTCCCATCTAATGTAAAAGATGAGGGGGATACATTAAATTTGGCAATCGAGAGAACTAAAACTTGGACATTGAATAGAAAAATTGTTTTAACAAGTACACCCACAATTAAAGGGGAAAGCAGAATTGAAAGAGAATACGAAAATAGTACACAGGAAGAATATTATATCCCTTGTCCGAAATGCGGAACAATGCAGAAATTAGAATGGAGAAATATAATTTTTGAAAATGTAGGGCATAAATGTTCGGACTGTTTGGAAGTTTCCAATGAGTACGAATGGAAAAAAAATATGAAATATGGCGAATGGATAGCTGGAAATAATGAAATTGACAGTGAATTAGTCAGAGGATTTCATATTAGCGAATTGTATAGCCCCTTTTCGACTTGGAAAAGCATTATTAAGAAGTTTAAGGAATCAACAGGAGATGTTCAGATGATGAAGGTGTTCACTAATACTGCACTTGGAGAAACTTGGGAAGACAGGATAGAGAGAATAAATTTTGCGGACTTAGAATCAAGGAAAGAACATTATGGATGCGAAATTCCTGATAAAGTTTCAGTCCTGACCGCTGGAGTCGATGTACAGGATGACAGGCTAGAAGTAGAAGTTGTTGGCTGGGGTGTTGGAGAAGAGAGCTGGGGAATTTATTATAAGGTATTTATGGGAAGTCCTGCTGAAAATTATGTTTGGGAACAGCTTGATAGATTTTTAGATACTGAATTTTCTTATAAAAATGGAGAAAAAATAAAAATAATATGTACTTGTATCGATACAGGTGGTCATTTTACACAGGAAGTTTACCAATATGTAAAACCACGTGAAATAAAAAGGATTTTTGGAATCAAAGGACAAGGTGGAGACGGAAAATCATTTATATCTAAACCTACTAAAACAAATAGAATGGGAATAAGTTTGTTTGTTTTGGGAGTTAATTCAGGGAAAGAAACTATTTTATCAAGATTAAAGATTGATTTACCTGGACCAAAATACATGCACTTTCCTGATAATGTCGAGCGTGGATATGACGAGGCATATTTTAAAGGAATTACTTCAGAAGTTAAGACAACCGTTTGGGAAAAAGGGAAGAAAAAAACTATGTGGAAAACGATAGGAACTAAACGTAACGAACCACTTGACATTAGAAACTATGCCTATGCAGCATTACTGATTGCTAATCCTAATTTAGAAAGAAAATATACGACAGAAACAATAAAACAAACTAAAGTTGTAAAAAAAAGAAAAATATTGTCGAAAGGAATTTAGAAAATGGGAAAATCAAATTATTCGAGAGAATATATTTTGGAAATGATTGTTGAATATGGTAAAGCTGAACGAGCAGCTTTAACAGGAAAAAGCTATAAAATTGGGACAAGAGAACTCGCTCGAATGGGGATAGATGAAATAAGAAAAGGGAGAGCTTATTGGGAAAATGAATTGCAAAAATTAAATAGTATCGGGAAAAGAAGAGTGAGAAGAGGAGTTCCTAGAAATCTTTAAGGTTAGAAAAGGAGGTGTGCTATGAATTTTATTGACAATTTAGTGGCAGTATTTAATCCACAAAAAGGAGTAGAAAGATTTAAAGCAAGAAGAAAACTGGAAATTCTTAATACTGGATATTCAAATCACGGTGCTTCAACTACTAAAAAATCAATGTTAGGCTGGCAAAGTGCTGGTGGCGGAGTAAAAAAGGATATTTATAAGAACCGTAAAAAGTTGATTGAACGTTCGAGAGATTTGTACATGGGAACTTCCGTTGCTACTGGAGCATTAAAAACTATTAATACAAACGTTGTCGGGAGTGGATTAAAATTAAAGTCTGCTATTGATAATGAGACAATAGGTATTAGTGATGAAGAAGCTGAAGCAATAGAAAGTTTGATAGAGAAAGAATTTGAGCTTTGGTCGAAAGATAAAATTGATAATTTAGGAACTATGAACTTTTATCAGATTCAGGAACTTGTATTTTTGACAGTATTGATGAACGGAGAATGTTTTATAAAATTGAATTATTTTGAAACTCCGAAAAATCCATACAGCTTAAAACTGGAAATTTTAGAGCCTGACAGAATATATACTCCAAACAATATGATTTCAGATAAAAGCGTGGTTGAGGGTGTGAAAATAGATAAAAATGGGAGAATTGAAGGTTATTATGTTTCATCTGAACATCCCTTGGATGCAACTGGGGGAGTAAGCGAGAAACTTATAAAAGTTTATGGAAGTGAAAATCAAAAAAATATAATACATCTTCTTTTCACAGAAAGACCTGAACAGGTAAGGGGGATACCAATATTATCTCCAGTTATCGAAAATCTAAAACAGCTTGGAAATTATACTGAAGCCGAACTAATGGCGGCAGTCATAAGTGGAATGTATGCAATTTTTATCGAAAGTGAGGCTGAAAATTCGAGCGGTGCTGATGTAGGTGAACTAGAAGCAGTTGAAAATGATTTGCTGGTAGATTCGGAAGATGAAACTACTATAGAACTTGCACCAGGAATAGTTGTAGGACTTAATCCAGGAGAAAAAGCAAAAGCTACCAATCCAGGAAGACCTAATGCTCAATTTGATCCTTTTGTTACAAGTATTTTACGGCAAATTGGAAGTGCTTTGGAAGTTCCGTATGAACTTTTGATAAAGCATTTTACAGCAAGTTATTCAGCAAGCCGTGCAGCACTTCTGGAAGCGTGGAAGATGTTCAGGAAAAGACGTGAATGGTTTGTAGAGAATTTTACCCAGCCTGTTTATGAAGAATGGTTAAATGAAGCGTATTTGCTAGGTAGAATTGAACTTAAAAATTATGGAACTGACTTTCTTATAGATAAAGCGTGGTGTGGCTCTCAATGGAACGGACCATCTCAAGGGCAAATAGATCCGTTGAAAGAGGCAAATGCGGCAGTAACAAGGATAAATAATGGACTTTCTACAAGAACTAAGGAAACTGCAGAATTAAATGGGGGAGATTTTGAACAAAATATAAGAATTTTGTCAAAGGAAAATAAATTATTAACAGAGAAAGGAGTGGTGTTGAATGCCGAAACAACTCAAATTTTGGAACGTGATGAAGAATGATGAGGAAAAATCAGCTGAACTGATACTTTATGGAAGTATTGGAAGTGATGAATATTGGGATGATATATCTGATAAGGCGTTTAAACAGGATATTGAAAATCTTGGGGATGTGGAAAATATAACTTTGCACATAAACAGTCCAGGAGGGAGTGTATTTAGTGCTGTAGCAATAGCGAATACTCTTAAAAATCATAAAGCAAAAGTAACGGCAAATATAGATGGATTGGCTGCAAGTGCGGCAACTATCATAACAAGTGCCTGTGATATTGTAAAAATGCCTAAAAATGCTTTGTTTATGGTACATAATCCAATTACTTTTGCTTACGGGAATAATCAAGATATGCAAAAAACACTTGAAATGTTAAATAAAATTAAAAATAGCATTATTGAGACATATTTAAATAAAGCAAAGACTGATAAGGAAACGTTGTCAGAATTAATGGACAATGAAACCTGGATGAGTGCAGAAGAAGCTAAGGAATATGGATTTATTGATGAAATATTGGATGAAAATGTAGAAAAAGAAGTTATTGAGAATAAATTAATTATAAACAATATGGCTTTTGATATTTCAAGATTTAAAAATTTTAGAAAAGCAAAAGATATAGTTATTGATAATAAAAGAAATACTAAGGAGGTAAAAATGACTTTAGAGGAATTAAAAAACCAATTTCCTGATTTGCATGATTATGTATTAAATGAAGGAAAAAAGATTGGAAAAGAAGAAGAAAGGGAAAGGTTGAAAGCTATTGATGATATGGGAGTTAATAATTATTCTGAATTAATAGAAAATGCTAAATATGTAAATCCTATGTCAGCTAGCGATTTAGCTATTGGTATTTTAAAAAAGCAAAAAGAGGAAAAAGCTCAAAAGTTGCAAAAAATTAAAAATGAAAGCCAAGATAATTTTATACCGCCAGCTATGAATGATGGAACAGTACCTGGCAAAAAAGAAGAAAAAGAATTTATGGGAATTAATATTATGAATATTTTTTCTTTAATGAATAAAAAAACAAAGGAGGGCAAATAATGGATTTTGTAACAAAAGGCAACGAATATGCCAGCGAACAGTTTTTAAGTGGTACAGGGCATAAATATATGGAATTTGAAGTGCCACAAGGTAAGAATGTGAAAAGAGGTGACGCTGTAAATTCAGGTGGAGAACTTTCGGATGGAACGGATTTATTTGGAATAGTTATGGAAGACGCGGACGGAACAACTGCAAAAACTAAAACAACTGTAGCTATTTCAGGAGAATTTATATTTGAAGGGCTGAAAGTGAAAGCAGGAACACAGAAAGCGGGCTTTACAAAGGCAGCTAGAGATAAAGGGATTGTGATAAAAGGATTAGGAGGTAAGGAATAATGCCAGCAGTAATAGAATTTATTGGGTTGTATGACCAGAATGTGATTAGACCGAAATCATTTATAAAGGACAGTTATTTTAAAAATAGAAAAACATCAGAAAATCAAAAAATGGAAATAGAATTTAGAAAAGGAAGACAACTTGTAGCGCCTTTTGTATCCGAATTTATTCCAGGAACAGAAATGGTGAAGAACACTTATGAAAGTAAATTTTTTCAAGCTCCAAAGGTAGCACCAAAAAGAACTTTTTCGGCTTTTGAATTGTTTTTTAATAAAACAGCAGGGGAAACAATTTATGGTGGGAAAAGTCCCGAGGAAAGAAAAGCAGACTTACTCGCAGAATCTTTTGCAGAATTTGAAGAACAAATTACAAGAAGAGAAGAAATAATGTGTACTGAAGCGTTGTTTGATGGAAAAGTGGTTGTAAAAGGTGAAGGAATAGAAGGGGAAATTAAATTTGGAACGGTTGAAGAAATTACACCAGCTGTTTTATGGACTCAACCTAATGCTGATATAATTGGAGATTTACAGGCAGCTATAACAAAAATCGGGAAAGTTACAGGATTAAGACCTGAAATGATATTAATGGATCCTGTGGCAGCAAAATTATTTGTAGATAATGAAAAAATTCAGAAGTTGTTGGATGTAAAAAATTATAACGTAGGAAAAGTAGATCCAAGAGAAACAGCAGCAGGAGCCGTTTATATTGGAACAATAGCACCTTTTGGGTTGCCGATTTATTCTTATCAGTCTCAATACTCTGTATTAAATGCTGATGGAAAAACTTATAGTGATAAAGATTTAATTCCTGAAGGGAAAGTTCTATTAGCACCAAGCAACAATAAAATTATGTACGGACCAGCAGCAGATGTAAAACAAGGAATTATTGTAGCAGAACGTTCAGTATTTACTGATGAAGATTCAAAATCAAATACTGTAGAAATCCGAACAGAATCAAGACCTTTACCAGTAGTGTATGATATTGAAGCTATAAAAATATTGAAAGTTAAATAGGAGGTAATGATGAAATTTAGAACATTAAAACCTATGATTTATGGCGGAATTAGTTATGAAGTAGATGCTGAAGTAGATATACAAGAAAAGTCAGTAATAAAAAGTTGTCTCGAAAGAGGGCTTATTGCTGAAATAAACGGTAAAACTGAAAAGTCTGAAGAATCAATTGAAACAGAAAATACTGAAGAAACAGACAAAAAAGATACAAAAAATAAGAAAAAATAGGTAAAAA